TGATATTCTGTCATATTGCTGCGCCGTTCTTCTTCAACTTTCTTCTCTTCTTTCCTTCGGTTAAATTCATCCACCGAAACTTTCCAAGAATGAAAAATATTATCTTTTCGCTCAACAATATATAATGGAGAATCTGGATGCTTTTTATGGTAATGTTCAACGGTTGACCGTAATACTAAATACCCTCTGTTAATCCACTCTCTAATACCAGCATCATCTCCAATTCTGATATTAAGGTTCGGATCAATATCTTCTTTTTTCTCCGTAACCGTATATAAATCAACATAGTATTTTCCATAACCAGCGTATGTATTGATTTTGCCAATCAATATATTCATAAAATTGTCCAGCTTATCAACAACAAATACTATCTCGTCTTTTACAAAGTCTCTTTCCACACTCCTGAATGCTCTCATAATTTATCTGCACTTTCTTTTGAATTTCCGAGAACTAAGCAAAGATTCCTCTCAGTTCTGCTCCCGGAATGAATTTTGGTAATACATTTGACTCGATTTTAATTCGTTCAAGTGTGTTTGGATCTGTACCCATTCGTGATTTCGTTGTCTTTTTCTTAAAAGTACCAAAACCAACGAACTTTACACCATCATAATACTTGTAGGCATACTTGATACCTTCAAGCACAAGGTCAACGGCACTTTCAACCTCTTTTTTAGATTTTCCAGTAGTGCCACTGACCACATTTATAAATTCTTTCTTATTTAACATTCATGCTCCTGTTCCTGTGTTAGCGAACAGATGTAGCAATCCACCTCAGAATCCATAAAATATTTTTCTATGATTTTGCTTACTATCGACCAATCGCCACCGGCTAAATCGCAACCAATTTTATACGGAAATCCGACACTCTTTTTATATTTGGCTGCGGTTTTTGCCACCGTAGCAATCGCCTTTTCAAGTGCCACATAATCTGTCTGGCAGAATCCTCTACCATAGCCATCCTGACCAAACAGATTTGCAACAACTTTTCCGTCATTACAATTTACGAATAATGTTCTTCCAAGTAAAATATTTTCATATTCATCACAAAACTCTTTGTACTTTTTGAATACTTCTGGATAAGTTCTTTTAATCTGAAATGCAATTCCTGCACCCATCACACCTTTACAGTTTGTCTGATGACAAATTATATCTACTTTATCCTGTTTTAATAAATCTCCAACTATATTGTAAATCATAATGTTTTGTCCTTTATTTTTGTTTGTTATGTGTATGCAACAGTAATACCTGCTTCTTCAAGTCTTTCTTTTAATCCAAAGTTCATTGTGCTAACTGCTGCAATCCCGATTTTTGCATCGAATACGTTTGTGATCTTCTTAACCATTGTGGCAGCTTCTACATTGTCCTCTGCCGGAATTTCATATCTCTTGCCACCATTTATAATGGATAAATAGAACTTCTTTTCGCCTGTTTCATCGTCTTTTCCCAGACCATAAGAAAGTCTGATATCGTCTGACGTAAATTTAATAACTTGATTTCCAACCTTGATATCAATGCCGTTTGCTGCAACAACTTCTACCTTTTCCAGTTTATTGTATTTCGCAACCAGATATCTCACATATCCATCTGTAAGTGTAAGGGTGCTTGTTACGTCAATGGCTTCGTCCAGCTTTCCATTTTCATTGAAATACTGCTGACAACTCATGATCTTCTCCGCATTCGGATTTGTGCATTTGAAAGATCCCGGAATAATGATACCGCTAGTCTTTACTACGAAATGCGGTAAAGCTGCTCTCTTTTCTGCCTCTTCCTTCTTTTTCAGTTTATTCATTGCAACCTGTACGAATTTGTTTAAAACCTTGATACTCTCGACAGAATCAAAAGATACTACGACCGGCGTACCGATGACATCTTTGTTCTTTACATTTGATCCGACTTCCTGCTGCGGAATATCTGAAAATGTAATAAGCACTTTCGGTGAATCTTTGACATCTGCCACACCGATAGCGACATCTCCGTTACCACAATCAATAACAGTATTTGAGCTTAATACTTTTGTTTTTGTCTGGATTAACTGTTTAATCATCTTTCTTCTCCTTTACACTTCTATAACTTTATTATGGCTTATTTGAGATATGAAACCATCATGCAACTTCTTTTCCGCATCACTCCTGGCTTTAACCGCATCGTCAAGCTCATCAAAATAACCCAAGCTATACGTTTTCCCTTTGAAAGAGATTCTTGCATACCATTGTCCCATTCCTGAATGGAAAGAAACGCCGGTAACACCAGAAGTGTTATTTTTCTGCATACGCTTGTTTTTAATCCGATTCAAGTTCGTGCCTGACATTTCATATCACCTCGTTTCTGACTATAGTATATCATGTTTTCTTAATTTGTCAACCATTTATTATGGTTTAATTATAAAATTCTTTGTATTCTGTAGAACCGGCACTATTATCGAACCGATCATACACTATCATCTTCAATGCTTCTTTTGTTACATCTGATGCAACAATTTTTTCAAAGTCATCTGATTCCAGTCCATCATTATTATACAGCTCTTCAAGAACTATATCTTGTATAGATCTACGTTCTTCAAATACTTTATTTAGTGTTACAAGAATTGTATATGCACGTTCTTCTTTTGTCCCACCATGATATTCTGCCACTTTCAATAGATACTGAGCATCTTCAAAACCCCAGTCCATAGAATACTTGTCTTGAAACTTCTTTACACTTTTAGAATCCGGCTCAAATGATGAATCGTCTTCTTCCGGGATTGACTCTTCAATGACAAGTGGCTTTGAATCTGGTTTTGTGGCACTCTTTTCTGTTTGGTTGGACTTTTTTACTGCCACCACTAAAATAATAGCAAGTAACACTAGGGCAACCAAAATAACAATTATGTGGGCAATCGTGCGTTTCTTCTCATAATCACGCTCTTTTCCTTTCTTATGTATTGTCATAACACCCTCCTACTCGTATATAAACATCATAAGCACAAGAGCCAATCTGATGCATACGTTTTCTTCTTTTAAGATACGTGCTGCTTCTTTCTTATCCACAAGTAATACTTCAATTTCTTCTGACGCTTCTTTGTATTTGTCAGAAATTTCGCCAGTTACCTTGCCTACTACAAGTGTGCAAGTTTCGTCAGTCATTCCAGCACTTGAATAACCGCCCTTATTGCCAATCGGTAAATCCGTAACTTCAAGCGTCAGCCCTGTTTCCTCATGCATTTCTCTTATTGCTGCATCACAAACGCTTTCTCCATCGTCAACAAGTCCAGCCGGAAGTTCATAGATATAATCGCCAATTGCATATCTATACTGGCGAATCAGCACCATTTTATTGTCTTCTGTCAATGCGCAAATTGCCACAGCATCCACTTTGTCATCATGATTTACCGCTTTTAGTCCATCAACTTCTTTTGCTCTGGAAGCAACCAAATATCCAATCTGATCTCCTGACTCTGTTTCTGCATGAACTTTATACAGATTCAGAAACTTTTCATTTGTAAGTTTTTCTGCCGCTATTGTCTTACCCATAATTGTATTCCTTTCAATTTTCTTCCATATATTCAAAATGTGCCATTGGTTTCATTTTAAATTCATTCATCATATGTAAACATTCGATATTACGCTGTTTTGGAAGATCATCAATCTTTCCTGTTCTAATATATTCGTCCAACATATCATACGAAAATCCAAAATTTTCTTCATCAGTTTTTCCGCACAAACCATCTGTAGGGACTTTATTAACCAGTCGTTCCGGCAATCCAAGCTCTTTTCCAATCGCTTTCACTTCTGTCTTTGTTAAATCTTCTAGGGGCGAAAAATCTCCTGCTGCATCTCCATATTTTGTACTGTAACCAACATAATTTTCAGACAAATTACATGTATTTGCAACACGCCCGTCAATCGACTGAGAAATTGCATACAGCATTACCATTCTTACTCTAGCCGGAATATTTATTTCTGTCTGATTAGAAACTTTAATTCCACTTTTAATGTACATAAGAGTCAGCATATCCTCTACAGTATTACCAATATCAATAACACAATGTTCAATTCCCAGATGTTCACATAACTCATAAGAATAATCAATGTCATCCTGGCTGTTCTGTGGCATTAACACGCCGTATACTCTTTCTTTTCCTAATGCTTCCACACATAATGTAGCTACTACAGAAGAGTCAACACCTCCACTGATTCCAATTACAGCTTTACACTGATTCCCATTTTCTTTGAACCATTCTCTGATCCACTCTACACATCTATCTTTTACTTCTTTTGCATTGAAATTCATTATCAATTATTCCCTTTCTTATATTCTTTTTCCACTATTACAGCTATAATAAGCAACTTTCCCATTGTCTTCCAAATATCCAACGAAACGGTTAAGTAAAATCTTTTCTTGATTCATTCTCCAATCAATTGATTTTTTCAAATAATCCACATACTCTGGATTCTTACACATTCCCTTTCCTTCAACATCGGAAATTTTAGCCACATCCTGACCATTGCATTTTGTAGTCTTCATAACGATATTGAGCGGACTTACGCAAGTATCATTTGACAAATATGTGCCGATTCCGAATGCGACTTTTGCTTTCTTTGAGAAATGTCGGCAAATCTTATCTGCTCTCTCAAAATCCAGCGAATCAGAGAAAAGCAATGTTTTTGTTTTTGTATCAATTCCCAGTTTCTCATAGTGTTCAATCATTTTCTCACCCCATACCATCGGATCACCAGAATCATGACGAACGCCGGAAAACAGTGTTGCAAATGTAAGCTGAAAATCTTCCAGAAAACAATCAGTTGTGATTGTATCTGTCAGTGCTGTGCCGTTCAAGACTCCATATTCTTTAACCCATGCGTCAAGTGCATACCAATTGGAATATGCTGGATTGTGCTTATGATTTCCCTGTCCTACACACATAATCCATTCGTGCGCCATCGTTCCAACTGGCGTAACTCCGTACTTTTTCGCAAGAAATACGTTTGAAGTGCCAATAAATCTTGATGCACAATGCGCCGTATCATTCAGATGTGAAAACTTCTCAACAACAAGTTCCTGTGCTTCTGCAGATAATCTCCGGCGAAGTCCAAACTCTGAAAATGTGCCACAATACCAATGACCATTGCGAAGATTTACATATTTGTCATCCAGTCTTTCCTTGAAACTGCTTAACAGTTCGTCATAGTCATACTGCATTCTGAAATACACTTCATTTACGATAGCCAGTGTCGGGATTTCGTACATAGAAGTATTGAGCCATGTACCGGCGGTTTCAATGACAAGTCCACATTCTGCATCATCTGTGATTGTGAAATCTTCATATCGTGGTTTCCAAAGTCTCAGAAAATCAATGTAAGATCCTTTAATCCATTTGATACCGTCCAAATAACTCAGTTCGTCTTCCGTAAACCGCAGCTCACAATATGCTTTAATCTGCTCTCTGATTTCTTCTACCATTTCTTTTGTGAAATGTACGTCTTTGTTCCGACATTTGAAACTCCATGTTGTCTTGTAGTCTGAGAACTGATGATAAATCGCCTGTCCCATGCTGAATTTATACAAATCGTTCTCTAATAAACTTGTTACGATTCTTTCTAACTTCATAATTTTCTCCTTTTAGATTTTACACTCTGTCAAAATTTCTTTTGTCAAAATGTTTGAATTTTCAGTTGCTAATTTATCCAAACGTTCCAAATCAAACTCGCTTCCTTGAAACTTGAATTGAATCCATTCAGGCTCATACTCTCTCCAATCAAGCCACGACTTCGGATTATCCTTACCTAAAACTTCTTTTACCATTTCCAGAAGTCTTTCTCCGGCTTTCTTAGATTTCACAAATCCGCTCAAATCATAACCAATTCCTCTTGAACTCCAATACTCTCCGTATTCTGGTTTTGGATCTGGCTGCACCCATTGATGACATGGGACTCCATTTCTCGGATGCTCTTGTACCTCTGGATATTCAAAAATATCTTTTCCATGAGAATCCTTTTTACCAGTGCAATATCCAAATGCAGATTTCGTTACCTCATCACTTAACACTACAAAACTTTCTTTACACTCTCTGCAAGTGCCTAATGCCGTTCCTCTACCACTTACGTTTCCACTCCTTGCGGAATTACACC